CAGCAGCTTAGCCAAATTGTGTGTTGTGATTACACGTACAGTCTTTGTACCATTGAATGGTTCAAATTCCTTTACGTTGAGGGAGTATTTAACTCTCTCCTGTGTCTTGTTTTCATTCTCGCTCATAATTAGGCGCCTCCTTAAATAATTTTATCAATAATTAGCGAGTGCACTCACTAACTATCACCTTTATAATATATGTCCGAAATAAAGTTTACTCAGGCATATTTTGATGTATCATGAGCCAATGCAACTCCATGCATTTTCTTCATTACATCCTCAGCCATCTCTGACTCTACAAACTCTCCCTCTTTAGTATATCCCACAATATACATCTTATTTGAAGGAGTCTTTACAATCATATAGTCAATACCAATCTTGCTAAGATCTACATCCTTAGCATAAGGTATTACATAAGTACTAGTAATATTAGTCCTAAAGGTATAGGATAATATTCCTGTAGTTAAAGCATCTAAATGCTCCTCAGTTTCATCTGTGAAATTGAGTTCTACATTCAATGGCACTATTCCAAAGCAGACATTAAAATCATACATGAAATTATTCTGTACTAATAATGTCTTAACGTCGGGACAGTATCCAAAGATTAATCTATGGTTAGGCTCGTTAATTCTTTTCAACTCAGCCTGACCTAATGCAAATAATGCAGTATCATATGGCTTCAATTTAACCATACTTAAGATAGTCTCTAAAGTATCATCTAAGTATACATTTACTCCATTAGACATCTGTACTCCATTACATGCAGTCATAATGGAATAATCCATTCCTTCCAATATAGTATCAATAGATACACAGCATCCAGCATATATCTGTTCCGGATATGGATTATTATACTCATAGAAGATATCATTGACGTTCTGTCTGCATACACAATATGGAACGTTATTTCCATCTTCTAAGTCAGAAGTTCTATGCAGAGTAATGATTACATCATCTACTGTTTTACCACCACCTGCATCTACATTAACCAAAGAGAATACAACAATACCATCAGCTTTAAGCATTCTATAATTATCAAGAATATGCTGAGGATCTACTTTCTCTTCTCTTCCATCTTCTTCATATCTAATTTTTACTGTATTAATATTTTGAGCTCTCATCACTCTGATGATCTCTAATTTATCATCATCAATATATCTGTAGAATTTGCATCCCACTAAAGTTAATACGTCTTTACTTGTCATTGCTTTCATTAGCTACATCTCCTTCCATATATCTCTCAGTTGCTTTATTAGTGAAAAACTATGGGAGGCTAGTTCTAAGCCTCCCACATGTGTATAATATACGATCGAAGAAAATATTATAAGGCAATATTCTTGATAAGGCTACCTATTCCCTTAAGAGTAGATCTTTTTATCTTTGTAGAGCCATCATAGTAGTCTGAGTTCTTATAGTACTCTGAGAAATTAAACTCTGGATCTGCTTTTTGCACTTTCTTCTTATACTTTACAAAGTCATTGAGTACTCTAGATCTAAGCCTATAATACTTATCTTTCACCTGCTTATCTTTATTTCTACAAGCTTGAATCTTTCCCTCTAATCTACATTCAATGAACCATAATTTACAGAGTTCATCCTTGATAGCATCTGTATTATCTAAACTCTTCAGAAGAGTATGAGTCTCCTGATACATGGTTTCATAGTTTTTATATGTAGATATAGTCAGATCTCCATTATCGTCAATCTCTAATGGGAAATTAGCTTCTTGGCAGATAGCTCTAGCTTTAAGCATTCTATCAATAGACTCATAGATAGCTAATACTATAGGATCATCATAGTTCTTCAGAGCTAATTCATATACTGTAGAGGTAGCAGGCTTAGCATTTCTCTGAAGCTTATTCACCATAGCCTGAACTTTCTTAGGATTATAGTCTTTAGCTTCTCCCTCATATACTTTATATACTGTGGGATTCTTAACCTGAGAAAGATTAGCAGGAGTAACTAAGTTACTAGACTTATTGGTGATATCCAAACCAATAAATTTAAGCATAGAGTCTACAAATTGAGAACAGATCATGCTTAAATCATGATTCTTATTTTTAGTCCTATTAGCTACTACATTGAATAGATTGCTTACAGAGTATGTAGCATTCTTCCAATTAGCAATATACCAGTCAAGATTACCTCTAAGCTTATCATATTGTCTCTTGGGAAGAAATACTACCTGTACAAATATCTTAGCAGCTGCACTATCTTTGATATATCCAGTAATAGACTCAAATGATAATCCACCTCTGGCCTTAGCATTCATATTATATGAATATAATCTCTCTAAAGCAGCATCAAATCCTATTGCACTATGAGAATATGCAGATGCGGTTACGCTGGTAATTAGCTTGCCAAATGTGGTATAGGTATAAGTACATACTATATACACTGGATAGAGTAGCTCCTTAGCATCTTCTATCACTAAGTCTTCTTCAGGCATCTTAGCAGTAGTTTCAGTCAGATCTATTAATCTCACTGAATGTGCTTTGACATATTCATATAGATTTTCTCTAGCAGATATAAAAGCTTCTGCTGTAGGCTCTATCTGAAATGGCCATCCCATCTTCAGCATAGCATATTTATTCTCCATAGTAGGATCAGCAACTACTTTAGCATATGCTTCTCTAACCATTCCTCCGTACTCATCACCAGCGCCAATCATGCAAGTTCTACAGTAATTATCAAACCACTCCTTTTCCTTATCATCCATATCATCTACAAGACCAGTCTGATATATTTCTTCTGGATTGAATAATGGCACATGATTAGGAAGTTCATCTTTAGTAATAGTAGTGCTATTCTTAATATCATCTATAGTAGATACGAAATCACTCTCAGTATTTACACTTTCAAGTACAGTTTCTGAGTCTAAATTACTCTGATACTTCTTGAGTAGATCCCGCATAGCTTCTATGGTATCCATATTATTTATCATCTCCTTTGCTATTATTCTCTGCATAGAATTCAGCATTACATCTGATCTCATGGATAAGCCATGCCAGATCTTTAATAATACTTACCCCATTTAGTGATACGCATATGATTACATATAATTTCACTAGAGGGATTAGATATGAGAAAATAATATCGAGTATCTCAGTATATCTCTGAATAACATCAGGGTCAAGAAGAAACATTTTTAGACCTCCTTCATTAAATCCAATTGCTCTTGAAGTTTATCTAATTCGAGCATCTTATCCCCTAATATACTAGATCTTACATCTTTGCTTGTCTGTTCAATTTCACCCCATACATCTGTAGCTTCTTTTAATTCTGGATCTAATGATAATTGAGTATAGCTGATGAAGTCATTACCAGTAAATGCTTTATAAATAGATTTATTATCAAATATTCCCTTAGAGAATAATGATTTATCTATCTGATTATTAGCAGGATAATATAATGAATAATTGCAATCCTTTAATAAGTCACATCCATTCTCAATCCCACTCTCAGTATAAATCTCCTGTAATAAAGCATCTTTAGCTACTAATAAACCTTCTTCTAAAGTGATATTGTTTTGATAGTGCACCAAGATAGGTGTACCAGGACAGCTTATCGGTTCCATAGATTCATTCACTCTGAATATCTTATTTCCTTTCTCATAAGTATCATCTACCAATTGGAGTTTTAATTCTGCTAAGACTTCTAGTAATTGCTCGAATTGATTATTAGTTACTCTTACATAATTAAACTCTCCATCTTCTTTGATTCTCTTTTCCTTAGCAAGTTGCTTAGCCCTATAAGATTCCATAGGGCGATTATTAGGATTATCTCCGCCATCTTTAATCTCTACAATAAGATTATATGGAATGATCAGCATATCAGAGATATAGTGAAGAGTCTGTCCTTCAAATTCATACGGAATAATAGGGCCAGGACACATAATATCTCTAGGAGAATAATCCATTACTTTATCCAGAAACTCTAATACATTTCTTTCATATTTCCCAGTATATGTAATCTTTTCACCTTTGAAATTGTACGTTCCAGAGATCTTTCTACCTGCTAACATCTTCTCTTGGAATTCAGGATCTGCTGCCAGATTCCAAGTACCATATTTGTTGGCCTTTCTTGCATTGACCATCTCTATATATCTTTCCTTGCATTTAGGATCTGGAGATAATCTATCATATCTACAAGTTTTCTCATTCCAATTGGTTCTTCTTCCACAACCACAGACACAAGTGCCATATTCTTTCTTATTGATATAATTGAATAGTACCCTATTAGCAGAATAATCCTGTGGAATCATATCACTATGGCTTTTCTCTATATGAGATACAAGATTATCTTTAGTATCATGCTTACCGCAATATGGACATTTATATCTCTTTTTGCTTTTGGAGACAGCCTCATTTAGTATATAATCGGACATCATTTTACACCCCCTTCGGAATTTATCTATAAGTTCACTTAGGGGAACAATCCTATAATTAACACAGGTTTCAGTTAATTACGAATATTTTTCTAATAAGCGAAACAAAATAATATAGTTTAGGAGGGTAAGGATACTATGACTGAGTATTTATTATCAACCAATGATTTTGGAGAACCTACAAAGCTAGAAGAGAATTCTGCACGAGGCATTAATATTCTTAGATTACTTATATTAACCCCAGGGCATAATCCATTATTTCCTAAGATGGGATGTAATCTAATCAAGTATCGTCATATTATGTCTGATGAGTTATCTACTCTTAGGAAATTGATTGAAGAACAGATTAATACTTACTTACCAGAATGCTTAATGGATACAGTAGAACTCCAAATAGTAAAGAATAAGTATATCAATATCATTATCCAATGTGAGGATGGAGTCACATATACATATGATTCCACTCTGGATATCTCTCCAGTATCATTGGAAGTGGTATATTAAAAAGGAGGATTTTATAAATTATGGCTGACATTAATGATTTAAAAACAGGACCAGCAACACGCGCTCCTATTCAGATTACAGATCCTAATCTCGCTGCTGCTACAAAGAAACCAATCAATATCAATTTGACTGATCTTAATGATATCAAGACAGCAGCAGAGCCTTCAAAGGCTCAGAATGCTATTGATGCAGTTGTTGCAAGTACACCATCTAGAATGGTTGGAGATACTAAAGTATTTAATCCTGCAGATATTCCTAACTTCAAAGATCCTGATGAGGAGAATACTGCTACTAGTATGGAAGATGAAGTTAAATCTGAACTCCATGCAGCAATTGAGCGTAAGCAGAACGAAGCTAGAGAAGAATTAAGAGCTCTTCAAGCAGCTAGTGAAGTAAACAAGAAGATCGCTGAAGCTCAGGGCATTACATTTGATGAAGACGGTAATCCTATTGACAAGAATGGTAATCAGGTAACAGAGCTATCTGATGAGGATAATCTTGAAGCAGCATTAGACATCGAGCTTGCTCAGATGAGTGTTGGGCATATGAATCCACCTCATGAAGATGATCATGAATATGAGCAGGTTGATGATGGTGAGTTTGATGCTCTGATGAATGATTTTGATCAGCAGCATCCTGGAGATGATATTGCTAGAGCAGAAGACCACGAGCCTGATACCACTCCAGTAGAACAGATTGCTCCGGTACTTGATTTATCTCAGTATAGAGATTATCAGGAAGAGGAATTAGCAGCTGAAGATGAAGATGGCTATATCGAAGATGATACAGATCTTGCAGAAGCAGAGTCTCCACAGGATGATGCTCCAGAGACAGATGAAGATGATGTAGATGGTCTTCTTAAAGAGCTTGAAGAGGCTAATGGTAGTGAAGATGATGAAGATCTTGATGAAGAAGAGCAGCAGAAAGAGTTTGAGGAATTTACAGAAGAGGCTTCTAAGATTATGAACTTAGCTCCTCGTAGATTAGATATCTCAGATTTTAAAGTTGCTGGTAAGATCTCTGCTACATCAGTATTATCTTCACTTACTTCAGGTAAAGCTATTGATAGTAGCGATTGGGCTTTGTCTAATTCTAGACTTCCGATTACTATGAGCAAATTCAATGGTATTGACTTGAAGAATCTGTCTAACTTCTCTTCTGGCAGAAGAAATAGGCAGAATACCGCTATGGAAAGATATAAGTTATTATATGATCATGACTTGAATCCATATAAGCCGGATACAGTAGAAGGATGGGCTAAGACTATCTCCTCAGAGGATGAAGATGATCTCTTCTTCGCGGTATATGATGCTACATTCCACAATGCTAATCATATTCCGTATACTTGCCCAAATGAGAAGTGCAATCATGCATGGATCTCTCCGCATATTCCTACATCTAGTATGTATAGATTCATGGATCCAGAGTTTGAGAAAGAGTTCATGGCTATCAGAGATAAAGGACCTGTAAAAGGACAGCAAAGAAATATCACTACTAAGATCGTACCTATTACAGATTCTATTGCAGTAGGTGTAAAGAATCCTGACATCTATGATAGAAGATTCGTATATGGCTTGGTAGGTGCAGAGTTCTATCAGAAATACTCTGATGTGCTGGATATCTATCCGTTCATCGATCAGTTCTACAAGATTGACTTAGTTCATAAGAGACTTGAGACGATTGTCACCGCACCAAAGGGTAAAGAAGGTGAACTTCTTAAGAATATTAAGAATCGTGTCATCATCTATAATCGTATTATTAAGTCTCTTGATTCGGATGAGTACAATCTCCTTATCGCAGTATTAGGTCAGAGAGATGAAGAGCAGGATAAGAAGCGTGTAGAATACTTCATTCCTGCAGCAACTTGTCCTAAGTGTGGTAGAGCTGTACCTGAGCAGGTTCTTAGTGAAGCTAATGGATCTACTGTAGAAACACAGCTTTTTACACGGCGGCCTTTGGCACTCATAGCCAATACATCGACAACCTAGTACGTGTAGGTAGATATTGCAAGGGTTTTGCTTCGTTAGAGCAACTTCAAAGAATGCCTTATGAGGACTTCCACGAGTTGTTCTATCAAGCATATATCCAAGCAACGACTGACGAAGGCCAGAAACAACAAGAAGCAGATTTAATAGAAGAAGAATTTGAGGAAATGATTCCTCCGCAGTATTATGGATCAGCAGATATGGGAGTTGCAATCAAGAATGCAGTAGAGGCAGAGAGAAATAAACCTAAACCAAATAAACCGCCAAGGAGATAAGTAATAAATGAGTAATGATAGAATTTCATATATCAACTCCATTAATTTCCATGATGGCCAGCAAGATAATGTAGATAATGTAGATGTAGTTCCTGCCATTATCAGATACTTCGATGGGACTATGGGACTATATGGTATTATAGGAGCTAATACAGCTTCTATAGATGCTACAACCGTAGATGGATCTATGATGTTCTGCGTCAAACTAAAATCTGTTTTTGATGCTGACGCACTGGAAAGCATATTGGAACAAACGACTATTACTTTTATATATTTTAGATCATTCTCTATATCATATACTAGGCATAGTGATTTAGAAGTATATATTACAGTAAAGCCAATAACTGCATCCCCTAGTTAAGGGGATGCACCTTTTTGCACATATTATTAATTTAAGGAGGTGTGGAAATGGAATTATATGATAGAAATTTTCTATTAACAGAAGCTAATGGATTACGATTCTATATGGAAGATTCTACCGATAGAATAGAATTAAAGTTCTTTGGATTAAATGATGACTATGCCAATCCATTATTAGAGGAATATGATAAGAAATCTCATCTTAAATTCACTGCTGAGATAATGGATCAGCCAAAATTCATTAAGAGAAATGAAGTACAACAGATAACAAATCCTACATTCTTTGAGCGTGCTGGAGTTCCTGCATCTGATGGATTATTATCTAATGAGATATTTGGAATTACTATGGATGAGAGATCTGGAATTTATGCTTATATAGATCTTCATGGTACTTATATAGATCCTTCTATATATAAGGCAATGATCAAAGT